CTTGACGCCGACCAGCCCGAGCTGTTCGCGGTTCTGATCCACGTAGAAACCATCCCTCAACTGCTCTGCCAGAGCGTGGCAGGCAGGGCCGTAGAGGCTCGCCAGCACCGTGACAGCGGACCAGCGCGTAACCCTGTCTGGCCCCCCTGCAAAGTGCCGGATCACGGGGTAGTTGATCGGTGTGCGGTCCGTGATGCCGAACGCGCACCAGTTGGTCGCAGCAGGCGGCGTATTCGGTGGCTGGTTGGGCGGCAGATGCTGCCAGCGCGGGCGCACCAGCTCGGGCGCTATCCCGGTGATGCCGGCAATCGCATCGTGTATGGCGTCGAGCAACGCATCGTCGGACAGCGGCGTATTGAGTTGACGAAGATAGCCACCCGTCGCCGAGGAATTGCCGCTCATGGTCCGGTATCCGTCAACGCGCCGACATCCTTCGCCACAAGGTCTATCAGCTGGCAAACCGCATGCACGTAGCCTTGTCCGTAGTTGGTGAACGGCTGCACGTTCTGCACCATGTAATTGCGGCCTTGCCACGTGACGACATCGGACTGCGTCGTCTCCGACGGTCCCTCAAGCCGATAGGTTGTCCATAGCTCGATAGCGCCCGATACGTTGACCATGTCAGGCATCATGTTCAACGTGCGCCCGCTCATAGGCTGGACCACACCGACTACCGTTGTCGTGCTCGGCTGCAGCGCGACCGTGCGCCCGTGCGTATCGGTGATCTGCCGCGTGCGCGTGACAACAAACGAGTCAGCCAGATCAGGATCGGCGAGGATTTCGGTAACGTCGATCTCTGCCACAAGTTCAACTCCGGATGACGTAAGTGATGGAGTTCCGCAGCTGCGCAGTATCGATCAGCGGCTTCAAGTTGGTGGCGCCCCATTGGTAGAGATCAACACCGCCTTGCTCCAGCTTGCGCAGGCGCCGCCGCCCGGCTTGCGTCTTTCGCAACCGAGCCCGCACAGTGCGTTCGGCGAGTGGTGGCGACAATCCGGCAGTGATCATCCGCTTGACGGCATTGGTCGCCATGAAGCCTACAGCACCAAGTTGCTTCAACATCTGCTCCAACTGCCCTTCAAGTGCGTTTTCCGCCGCGCGACGCAGACCGGCTGTCGTCTTGTCCTCAACGGATTTCACACCGGGCACGAGGAACGGGCGGGCAGGAATGTTGCGCTCAGGCGAACCATGCTCATGCACGTAGCCGAGCAATGCGTTGAGCGTCACGCCATCCTTGCGCGGATTGTTCGCCGCAGGAATGCCAACATAAACCTTCGCGCGTGTGAGCTGACGAATTGACTTCAGCACTTCGTCAACATGGTCCGTTACAACGTGTGGTGGTTGCGCCACGAAAACCTCGATCGGTATATATGAAGTGGCATGGTATGATTCGGCTCGGCAAGGCTAGACGAGGGCTGTCCTGGCAGGCTCGGGTTTAACATCGCAGGGCACGACGAGGCAGGGCATCGCAGGCTCGGCATGGCAGGGCGACTCAGGTCATCGCCGGGTTCGGCTTGGCAGGCTAGGCTCGTTGACGCTGGTCGTGGCTCGATGGGGCAGGGCTGGCGGGGCAAGGGATGTGGTGGCTTTTCGCGGCAAGGCTTGTCTCAGCAGGCTTGGCTCGGTAGCGCCTGATTAGACAGGTCAACGCTACGCATGGGCTGGCATCGCAGGCATGTATCGGCTAGGCGAGTCCAGATCAGGCGAGACGATGCACGGTATCGCAGGCTTGGTTGGGCCACGCAGGGCTAGACGTGGAACGGCAACGCAGGCGTGTCCAGGGTCGGCAGCGCCGGTCGGGGCCGCTCCTGGCAAGGCTGGGCAGGCGTGACACGGCAACGCACCGCAAGTCGTGACGTGGTTCGGCGCGGCTCATTCGAGCACGCCGGGCCATGCCGGTCCGAACGTTGGACCAAGTTGAACATCAGGACCACCAAGTTGCGTTCCGCCCATACCGGCAAGGCGCATCAGTCGATAGAAGCGCGTGCCGTAGTTGGTCAGGTTCCATGCGCCGGCATTCTGCTCCAGTCCGGCTTGCGTGTCGTAGCTGATGGAGACGGCGCCAACACTCTTCGACGCCACAACGCCGCTAACCGGCGAGCCGGGCACACCGCCGCTGTCGGCTGCCTTTTCGTCGCGTCGGCTCAACACGATATTGTGGGCCGTGAACAACGCCATGGCGAGATCGCGATAGTTCGCCCAGATCATCGGGTCGAGCGCCTTGTCGGCAATGTCGAGCCACGCCTCAACCTCGCCATCGACAAACGCGGCCGGATCACGGAACGCCGGAAACAGCGCGCGGAACTGAGTAGCTGATAGCGCTGTCATACGCGGCGCACCTTCGTCGCGTGATAGCTGTTACCCTCGTGCGTGTTGATCGTGGTGCCATGGACCGAGTGGACAGTCTGCGTCCGGCCGCCGCCTTGCGGCTGGATTTGGTGGCCCGGCTTGATCCCATGGCGCCGCGCCTCGGCACCCCGCAGTGACTGCGAGGCAATGCCACGTCCAATGTTCCGAGCCGCCGCGCCACCACCACTACCACGCGTCTGGGCAGCTTTGCGCGCGCCCTCGGCAGTGCCAGAGTCGCCCTTTGGTGCCTTGACTGCGCGCTGGGTGCCCTCGGGGCGTGGCAGGTTCATTCCCACCTGATCCATTGCCCACCGCAACTGCGCGGCACGATCGCCGGTTGGCCGCATGGGCGGCGCTTCCTCGGCTTCCTTGATCTGATCGAGCGCATACTTGAAGGAATCGCCGATCGACAGGAATCGGCGTGCATCCTTGAAGGCGCCCTTGAAGAAAGCGCGCTTGTCACCAGACAGCTGCACGCCGATGGCATCAACCTCCTTGCCCTCCGGACGCATCGGCGGGGCTGCACGTGCGCCACCGCCGTTGTCTTCATCCTTGGCGAATTTGCCCATCAGTTTCTCCATCAAGTTCTGCAGCGGCAGGTCCTGTGAGTCCACGCCGCTGATCTTGCCCTTGTTCTTGCTCGCATAGAAGACCTGTTCGCCTTTCTCCGAGCCGTACTGCTCCTTCATGTTGGACATGATCTCGGAGCCTTTTTCCGTCAGCGGCATGTTGAGCCTCCGTTACGGCGCTTGTTCGAAGTCACCGCCCGTCGGCCCGAGCGCGCGGCGGACGCGGTTTTGCCGATCGCGGCGGACCTCCGTCGCTGCGTTCTGCTCTTCCTGATCCGCTGCCATCTCCGCCAGCCGGCGCCGATGGTTCTTGCGTTGCTCGATCTCCGCTGCCCGCGCGGTCCCGGCCATCGGCGGCAGCGGTTCCGGAGGGTTTGCCGAGTGCGCCTGCAGAAACCAATGGTTGGCGTCTTCAGGCGTCACGTCGTAGAAGCCAGGCAGCCCACAGTTGGTGCCGCGTTCGGTGAACTCCTGCGTCGTGTGATCGTCGCGCACGAGGCGGAAGTTCTGCACGATCTGCACGCGCACCATGCCTTCAGGCGTGTCGGTCTGATCGGACGGAGGCTGCATAGCAGCCTCTTGATTCCCGGCAGCCGCAGCTTCTTGCAGACCAGCGTCGGATTGCTGGGGATTGTCGCTCATATCAAACTCCCGTTTGTTGAAGAACTAAACGAATGGCGTAATAGGGCGCCCACCTTTCAGTTGTTATCGGTGTTTGGGGGCCGAGCACCCTACCCAAATTCGTTGATCACAGACCGTCGCGGTAGCCGATCGTCTCCGGGTAGACGATCTCGACAACACCGAGACGCCCGAAGTAGGTGGTGATCTGCCAAATGCTGCGATACTCAACCGGCGTATGCTGCAGCGGCACGAGGGGATAGCGGATACGGTCGCGATCCTTCGTGTATGCAACCATGCGGTTGGTGCCGCTTGCACCCGCACCGGTCAGCCACTTCACCGGCTGGATGTTGAGCGGACGCCCGTAGCTCGCGTTGGTCAACGAGTTGTTACGCAGGAACTCGATGATCGACACGTTACCAGCGTCGGACACCTTGTTTGACGACAGAGCCGAGAATGCCAGCGGCGGCAGCCTGAGTTCGGTCGGCACGAGTGCCATACCTGACGCTACCCAGGTTGCAGTCAGCAGCTCGTTGACATCCTGCAGAATGTTGTCAGGTGTCTTCGTCAGAACGCCCGCTGCCGAAACCCATGCCGTGTTCGGCGTGCCGGTGCCGGTAGCTGAAACGTTGGCTGGCGTGATCAGCGGACTGTTGAACATGCCGAACTTGCCATACGTGGTATCGCCCACGTAGACCATTTCGTCAACATCCATCTGATACTTCAGCTTCATGCCGTCGTATTTCTGGGTGTCAACAGGGCGGCCGATCTTGGCAGCCGACTCAAGTTCCATCAACGTCCACTTGAGTTCAAGCCCCCACGGTAGCAGCGGGTTCGTCACCTTGCCGATATCCAGGGCAACGCCGCTGATCGCGTTGGAGTCCTTGCCGATCCACGCCTTACCTGTTGGCGTGATGCCACCAGGAGACGCGAACGATGACAGCGTGAAGGACGATACCTCGTCTGCGATCGTCACGTCTTCACGCAGATCGATATCGCGGCCCCACGTCACTGCAACAAGCGGCTCGTGCAGCGACTGGTCGAGACGCTCCAGCTCACCGATCAGGAACGCGCCAGTGGAGTCAATGGTGAACTGCGACGCGTTGTCGAAAGTCATGAAGTTGTCAGTTGTGAAGTGGTTGACCCACTTCTGATCGTCATCGGTCGGGCGAATCAATCCCGGCCGCGACAGCATGGTTGAGTCCGCGGAGCGGACGGGCTTGCTCGCGTGCATGTTGTGCTAAACTCCTGTATCGCTATGAAGATCAGGCGCCGAAGTTGACGCTGATTTCGACGTTGCCATTGGCGTCCGCCGGTCCCATGAAGGACGAGCCTGGAATAACGAGGCCCGTGCCGCCACCGTTGTCCGCCTCGAAACCGCCCGTGATATGCGTGCCGCTCGGCGCAGCCGGCCAGAAGAACACCGGACTGCCCTTGACGGCTGCAGCCGAACCGGACAGCAGCACGGTCATGTAACCGAACCGCAGCACGTCGCACGGACCATCAGGCGCAGGCGTAGACGTGCCCAGCGGGTCCTGACTGTTGTTGGTCGGGAACGGACGCGCAAGCAATCCGTAGATGCTTGCAGCCACGTCACCGGACGCTGCGACCATCCGCATACGGCCGATCTGGCCGGCAGCGGAGTTGATCACGAGGGGAATGCCGTAAGCGGTCGGATGACCGGCTACGCCAAGCGGTGTCAACGCTGCCGGTTCGATGATCGCATGGAAACCCCTGTTGACCTCGCCGGGGATTCCAGCCGGCATACGAGTGAGGTAAGCAACCACTGTCTTTTATCCTTTCACGATAATGGTTGATCAGCGCGCAGCACCAGCGTAGAAGTCGCGCATACGCTTGTTGATGTCTGCCGGCGTCGGCGTCTTGGTGGAGAACCCGTTGCGCTCACCATTGGCGCCGAAGTGCGGCTGGGTCGCGCGACCGGCATTCTGCTGCGCGATCAGCGACGATGCTCCGGTGAACACTGTACCGATCGTGTCGCAGGTCATGGAAGCGTCGTGGAAGGACTTGGGTAGCTTGCCGTCCATGACTTGCTCGATTGCCGCCTTGCCCTTGTCGGTGCCCTTGGAAGCCTCCAACGTGCGGCGCCGGAAGTTGCACATGGCGTCGAACGTTGTGCGGGCCGGCGAGGCAGCGTCGAACGTGATCAGCTGAATACCGGGCATCAGGATTTCAGCCTGCGATAGCATGCGCTGGAAGCCATCGCGCATTGACGAGCTGTCGCCGACCATCGCGCGCCGATCGCCTGTATGGGCACGATCGCCGCTGCTCTTGTCGTCATCGTCGCCGTTGCCTTCATCAGCAAAGCGACGATCGCCGTTGGGCTGCTCACTGCCGGGCTGCTCACCACCGCCCTCGCCGCCTTCATCTTCTCCGGCAAGCATGGCGAGCACCTGTTCAACCTGATCGAGCCGCGCCTCAAGCGCTGCGACGCGATCACCTTCCCCGCCGTTGGCGGGACCATTGCTGTTCGACACGGCAGGCGGGTCTCCTCCGTTGCCATTGCCATTGCCGTTCGGCAGGTCCGGCTTTTCCTCCGACGCCTTGCCACCATGCACGTTGATCGTGACATGATGCTTGGCGTTGTCGGGGCCGCTCTCCAACGGCGTATCGTCGTCACCGGACAGCACTTCGCCCATCAGCTCCGGGTCCTTGCTGAGTTCGGTGACAGCGGAAAGCACTTCGTCCTTCGTGACCGCACGACGAATGCGGTCCTTGAACATTCTAACGCGACTGGCCATGTCTTGTTCATCTCCTATGGCACAACGTGGACCGCAACGCCCTTTATCGACGAGCGCCACGTGGTTTCCTACGATATTACGCTGCCGTCCCTGTCCCGGCGCGGTCTGCAAGTATTCGGCGTCGTAGCCAGCCGAAACTTCCCGCTTGCCATCGCGGACGGCGTCGATGGCAGCCTGATCTTGTACCAACAGGTCCGCATACATGAAGGCATTGTCGTATTGCAGACCGTCGCCGCGCCGGGGATTGAGCACAACGCCAACCGATTTCTGTCGCCACAGGAGCGGCGTCACCTTGCCTTCGCGCGGATGTTCATCAACAATCGGTTTGCCGTTGAAGGATGCAATCGTGTCAGGGCGGAATACCTCTGCCTCGTCACGCGTGATGTTGACCAAACCATCAGCGCCGGGCTCGACAGGGATTTCGCCAGGACCGTAAATCTGCGAGCCGGTGCGTGCGATCGGCACGTTCCTGCATAGCAGGAAACCCTCCGGCGTCAACGACTGCGTGTCGCCAAGCGATTCCGTCGTGAAGTAGTCTCGCACCCGATCAAGGGTAGCGCGATCAACAGTCGTTGACATCGTTGTCCTCGATATGGATTTCCGGCATGGGCATCTGCAAAGATGGCAGCGGCGGCAACGTCGATTGGTTCGTCGCGACAACCTGTCCCTTGTATTCGCGCTGGGCTGCCTTCTGGATCGGCAGCCGGTTGCATGATGTCATCCGCGAATTGTCGAGCCCGATCCGCTTGCCGCGCGAGCGGACGGACGCAGTAGGCAGGTGCATACGATCGGCGATCTCACCCCACTCCATGCCCT